TAATTTGGTATTGTCGACATCATAGGCATAAATAAATCTATTTTTATGATGCAAAAGACAACGTAAAAAAAACATAAATTTTAATTTAAATCTTCCCTTTTTGCTTTTCAAAAAATAGCCTGTAAGTTCTGAAACATTATTTTTATAGGCATTTTTCAAAACAGAAGGAAGTTGATTTATCACCCTCATATTTTTAGATACGATAGTGAAACCACCACACAATTTATTTTCTTTATCAAACAATCCCCATGTTTCGCTGTTTTCAAAATATTCTATAGGGATGTTTGTTTCACATATAGAATTAAATACATAACAATATATTACATGCTCACAATGTTTTTTTGATAATCTTCTGACTTTCATAATTCTATAATCTTTTCATGCTTAATCAATTCTTTGTATATCATCCATGGCGTAGCAATTTCTAAATCATATGAATCTAAATCTATATCATTTTCCTTCAAATATGGCCTTATAGGTTCTATGATTTCGCTGCACCATTTGCCCTCACCCGCCCAAGGATTTTTTTTAGGATATTCAGCATTCCATAGCATTTTTTTGATCACATAAAATAACCCATAGGCATAAGCTCCCCAATCGTAGGGTACTAGCAAACAATTATCTATCAGCTTATAATATATTTCTATTTCTTTTTTCTCTGATAGTTTTAACTCCAGAGTTTTGACTAATTGATATTTGTCTTTATTCGTCCAATGGTCAAAATGATAGAGCTTTCCATAGGGCTTCGTACAATCAATTACTAGATCGAATTTATCACAAAAAAGCCCAATGCCAATGTGCGTTACGGGTTCTTCCATTACACCCATTATTATTTTTGAATACCATTTATCATCTTTGACAAAGTAAATTTTCATTGTCTGTAATGCTCATAAATCATTTGTATGCCTATTTGATCACCCGCGTTATGCTTAACATAAAGACCAATTCTATGACTATAATAGGTTAAATCTTTTTTCACTATCGCTGTGGCTACACCATCCATATTTATATAAGATTTTGCCGGGAAAAAACTAAGATTATAACCACCAGATAAAAAAGGTACTTGACCGCCATATTCTTCAGAAATATGCGGCGCTAAAACGCACCAAAAATATGCATCATAAGATACTTCTTCTCTCAGCATGAAAGTACCAGACCTAATTGCATAGTCGAAATCTGGCGTGTATTCTAAATATGTTTTCCCGCAATTAGCCGTCAATCTAGCCTGATAATCAATGTCGGATTCACTTTCGCCTTGCACTAACTCAGTATCATTAGAGTCATAAAATTTTAATAAAGCATCTCCGTAATCAGTACCGTTTGAAATTAAACCTCCATCATGCTTTCTATTGTAAAGGCTATTTAATTTAGACGTTACAAAGTCCAAAGACCTTGGTTCATAGTGATATTCATCTAATGCAATTACATTTTTATATTGAATATGACCTTGTTCGTCACGTTCTGGAATAAAAATCATTTTTATGGTTCCTTTTCAAATCCTTTAGCCTGAAAATTTAATTCTGACAATCCTGATGTTAGATCGTCCCTGATTAAAACTTTGATATAATCGTCTACTGTAAAAGTACCAGCTGCCCTAATTACAAATGGATTTTCAAACTGTAAAATACCTAGTATTTCGTCCAAACCAGCCTGAATATCAATTCTAAAATTTGCTCCATTTCCAGACAGCGCAGCGAAATCATTTTTAAAATCTTCAGTTGATTTTATTAATGGAAACAATGTTACAATATTATCAGATTTTATTTCAAGTAAAATTCCATTTGTTAATTTTGCATTTTTTGCTAAAAACTGTCCAAATTTAATACCGTTTGCTTGCCCGTGAAAAATTAATGTTTGGATATAAATATCTGTAGTTGACTCTGCTGGTATTGTAAAAGGAATAGGGCTTGCTAATGTACCCAAAACCGTCATTGAAGGAGAACCGTTATAAGTTGCTTCTTTAAAAAATAAATCCGCTAATTCTTTAAACGTGATCGAAACCGTTCCCGTAACACCAAAAAGTCCCAATCTATGCGGGCTGTCTAAATCTCTTGAAATTGTAACCGGCTTAGATCGACTTAGCATATTATCAAAGCCTAAAACCCTAACCGCGCTACCTGTTACGGTTACATTAAAATCACCAACATTAGGTCTTTCATAAAATTCACCGCTTGCTGAAAACTTGGTTGATTGGATATGAACAACGCTTCTATCTGTAGCTTTTTGCGCTTTTAAATAAACTACATTTTTAAACGTATTATCGGCGTTTAACTCCTGAACAATTCTATCTCTGAATTTTATTTCATCCCCTACCTCGCCCGCTTGAACATAAAATATTTTTGTGTAGGCTGGTAAGTCTCTTTCCAACGGGTTCGATGGATCGGCATTTGTTCCCGCAATGTATATTGTCCAACTATCACCTTCTGAACCTGTGTTGATAATTCTAAAATAACTATCTGGTTGTTGATCAAATCCAAATGTGCTTCTTACTTCGACTTGACCATCAATTGGCAATGCTGTTATCCCGTCCGGTCTAACGACTGAACCAACGCGCCTAAAAGCCCCAAGGGTATCAATACCGCCAACAACAGCATCGGTTTTAACGCGATTATTATAATGCGTTTCTGTTTGATTCTTTGTAACATCTGCACAATTTCCTTCATCATCTTCACAAATTTTAGTCCTTTGACCCGTTGGAAAAGATGCACCGATAAAGATAAGCCCAAAAAATAAACATAGAATAATTTTTTTCATCTGGAAAAACTCCTTTTTAAACGAAACAACAGGGTTTTGTTTTATTTCGAAACCCTGATAAACGAAAGTAAAATTAGGTTGTTTCTTCTAGGTATTGAATCGTTGACCAACCATCATTTGCCCGGTCTTTGTTTGTTGCTAAAACTCGAATGGATACTGTACCATCGCCAACCACTTCGCACATTGGGAAAAATAGTTGCATTGGGGGAGAGCCTGGAGAAGTTGCAATTTTTGCCCAAGGCGTTAGTGTATCAACGCCGTTATACTCTCCAATTTCCCATGTTACCAAACCAAGTGAAGATAGAATCACAGAGACTTCTTTCGCTGTTTTTAAATCTGTAATGACAGCATCATGCGCGTCTGTTGCATCTTTAGCCATAGAATCATGTAGATGATAAGCATATTTTTTCAACGAATCAGAAGATGGAACAACTACAACTTTTACATTACCATTAGGATCTGTTCTAGGAATAACAAGATTAGGAGTTGCATCATCTGTTTTGAAAAGCACTGGAACAGCAAAGTCATTAACACCAGCGCTTTGCGCTGTACCGTCTTGTTGAACAGACATTACCAAAGTTGCTGTTGGCCCTGACCCACCATCAACTACTTTGATTTTAAATTCATCATCTCGGTAAGTTTTTACAATTTGACCTTCATTAAATTCTGACATAATAACCCCCTAAAATATTTTTATTGTTCTTTCTCCAAAACCTCCAAAGACTCGACAGACTTTTTAAGTTCCTCCTTTAGTGTTTTTATTGTCATTTCATATTCTATAATCTTAAATTGATAATCTTCTATTTTGCTTTTTAGGGCATATATTGACTTTTTTCTGTTAACTTCTAATTTTATTTTTTCAAATTGTGATTTGTCCATCAAATTTATCCTTCATAAACAAAAACATTGAAATTCGCTTGGTTGTTAAAATAATTTACGTTCTTAACTTTTACCTCTAACACGTCCGAACCTTTCATTTTATAAGCACCCAAATCTATTTCTATTGTCCTATCATTCCAGCTATTTCTTTTTTTTGCCCACAATTGACCATTGATAAATATGCTTATAATCCCAAATCCATCACCCTCGAATAGTGCTTTTACTAGCCTAGTAGTCGTAACATACGTTTTTAATATCACAGTTTGTTCTATATTTTGGTTGATCGTTGTTTCAGCATGAAGCAAATTATTAAAAATTGTAAACGATGAAACGGCTATTGCACCATCTTCAGAAATTCTTATAAATTTCCAAACGCCGTTTTCAGCATCGTAACCACCGATTCCTAGCGCTTTATCTGTTAAAAAATTAACTGTTTGATTTTCTTGAATGATAGCATCTGCTAATTCTGTCGCGCTTGTACTTACAATTGTACCATAAACAGAGAACCTTGCACTACCACCAACAACACTAGCTTTTATGAAAGCTTTATCATGTGTATTTCCGACTAAAACCCTGTTAGTCGAAAGCCCTGCATTAATTTCTGGGTGTTGTTTTAAAAGATTTGCTTCGCCGATTTCGCCGCCTGTTGTGAAATCGTAATACGAAACATTAACTGTCGCGCCAACATCACAGGATTCGACTAATAATGTGCTTAAAACTGAGTTGCCACTGATATCTATTTTTGCAAAATAATCTCCGCTTGCCCTAGTTTCAAGTGGAATAAGAGGAAGACTTTGGCCACTTGTCAAAATATGCTTATATGAAAAATTTATGGCCATTTAAAATTCCTGCTTCTATAAAAATGGGGGAGGTTTAACCCGCCCCCTAGTTTTTAAAATAGTCTGTTATGCCGGAATATTTAGACCGTAAGAAACGCCGATTTCGCTTGCGCTTTGTGCATGCCCTTGGAAATCGACGCGGCTATAGGAAGCGATTTCATAGCGATCATCTGCGCTTTTTGCCTCTCTTAGAGCCATTCTGATAGGTCGCCTTACTCCCCAATACCAACGAGCTTTGTGTAGCAGTAAAAGGCCTGTGCGGTCTGTTGTAACACCATCATGTACACCAGTGGCATTAAGGTCTTCTCTCATAAAACCACTCTGCATAATTGGTGTACCTGCGTAACTACCTAACATTCCTGTTAAAATTGTAGCGTTTGGCCCCATCTTGTCGACGGTGACAACATTTCCAGTACCAACCATTTGCAAATAAGCACTAGGCCCGGCTAACCAGATTAAATCCAAAGGATTGACGCCAAATTTTCCAAGAGCTTTTCTGTGGGCGCGAAGTTTCGCATCATCTATCGCACCGTTAAGGTAGTCATATGTTCCACCAGCTACAGAGTTTTGAATTCCGTAATAACGAAGGCCATGAAATTGTTTTTCGGCTAAATCAGCGGCACCCGCTTCGGTATCGCTGTCGATATGTGTAGTACCGATTTTTGTCCCGTTGATAACACAAGCTTCATAGGCGCGCAAATGTGATTCTGTCAATTCTTGCCTTGCTAAATCTAAAATACCGACAATTGAATCTTCGTTTAATTCTTCCGGGATGATATAATATTCGCCAAATTTTGACGCAGTAAAAGTGATTTTACCTGTTGTGAAGCTTGCATCTGTCATACTTACATTTTCTGCAATCCTACGCGCTTTTTGAAAGCCTCCAGCCGTTGGAAGTTCGTAGGGTGAACTAGGCATATCAACTTGCCTTAACGCGCCTATAAGCTCTCTGTCAAGCTCAACTTCTGGTATGTAAGAAGAAGAAATCAGTGTTGGAATATATTCTTGACCGCCGCCGCTGATAGAAGTACCAAAAGCCTTTAGCCTTGGCGCTAAAATATTCTTTCCATAATATGATTCTAAAAGATTTTCACATTTTCCAAATCTGTCTTGTGCTTCTGTATCGCCCACTTTATCAAGTGGATCACCGTAAAACATCTGCGCGATCATTCGTGCGTTTTGAATTTCTTTTTTTAGTTGCCTTACCAAAATTTTTGATGATTTTGGAATGTCGTTATACTTTGGATCTGCTGTATTGATTTCTGCGAGAGACTTAACATTAGTACAACCAAATTCTCTCATGGCCCTAGATTCGTCTGAATTATAAGATGTTTCTCGTGTAATAATTTCGGGGGCTTTTTTTGTTTTTGTTTCAGGATCATTTTCTAAAAGAAGTTTTTTATTTTCCTCTTCGCTGTCTTTTGCTTTTTTTTCATAACCAGAAATTTTTTCATTCAAGTCATTATTGACTTTAACGATTTCCTCTAACCTTGATTCAAGCTTGCGATAATCGGCATAAGTTAATTTCATATTATTATCCCCTTAATTTTTAGTTTTTGGGTTTCAATTAAGAAACCCATTTTTTTAATAGAATCTTTTGTGCGCGTTTAAACACCTAATTTTTTAAGTCTCTCATCTAATTTTCTATGATAATCCTCCAGAATGTCAAGGTTTTCATCTTTATTAATAACATTTTCATCGTTTAAACACAATGATAT